CGGTGTCCGGGGTATGGCGAGCGACGACGCCGGCCCGATTCTGGACCAGATCGGGGGCAAGATCGAAGAGAGCATGCTGGGACAGGACTTGATCGACAAGATTGATTCCGGCGGCGGCGCTGCGACTGAGATCAAGCAGGTGCGCGACGGGCTGAACGCTATGGTCAGCATCAAGGCCGGCGTAACGGCGAATGGACAGTATTACAGCGCCGGTATGGGCATTGGCGTGGAGAACACGCCCTCAGGCATGCAGACCCAGGTGCTGTTCCTGGCGGACCGCTTCGCCCTTATCAACCTGATCAACGGAGTCGTGTCCACGCCGTTTGCCATCGAGAACGGGCAGACCTTCATCCGGTCTGCCTTCATTCAAGACGGCACGATAACGAGCGCCAAGATCGGCGATTTCATTCAGTCGAACAACTTTGTAGCGGGCGTGCAGGGTTGGCGTCTGTCGAAGTCCGGAACGTTCGAGAACAACGGCACTGGCTCAAGCGGCCGGCGCGTAGATACATCCATTGCCACGAGGATCTATTACGCGAGCGGTCAGATCGCTGTTGCTATGGGAATCGACATATGAGTACCGGAATCAAGGCATGGGATGTCTCCGGGAATCTTGTGTTGGACTTTACCGACAGGGTGACGAAGACGGTCCTATCGGGAATCGTCGGGCTTTCGATGAGCGCTCCTGCGGCCACCATCTACGTCGGCGGTCTTGCCGCTGACGATTCGTGGATGGTGATCGCATCCGGCGGCACCTACGTGCAGTACGGCACCGGCTATTTCGTACTTCGCCTTTCAAACTCGTTTGGCAACCCGGCTGGCGGTGGCGTCACCGTCGCATACACAGTGATGAGGCGATAATGGCCAGTGGCTTTCGGACATACACCCCGAATGGCGTTGAGCAGCTCAACAGCCTCTATCCCCACATGCGGATCGTCGCGGCTGGATCTGCCGCGGCAGCGCCGCTCGGAAACACCATCCCGATTCCGGACCTGTGGCCGGAATGTCCGATCCTGCTGATCCGCCCCGCCGCCGGCGTCGCTGTTGGCGCGCTGGTGCTCTTCCAGCGCCATCCTTTTGGCACTCCAAACAGCTTTTCCTATCAGTCGAGCGGTCCGTTCGATTGGGCGGTGGCCTCGTCGGTCGGGCAGCCGTTGGCTGTGGGGCCAGGCACCGTCGGATTGAAGCTGTGGGATGAGGCGGGGCGCCTGACGTTCTCCAGTCAGTACAAGTACCCTCGCATCGTGTCCATCGCATCGGTGCCGTCGCCGCCGTTTGGCAGCGCTCCGATGAGTTCCGCGGTAGCGATGTCTGGTTGGGGATCGATGCCATGGATCATTGCGAATGACCTGATGTATGTCTACGAGGCGCCCGATGGTATGGGTGGGGGTTATCCCGGGGCAGCCTTCGCGGTGGTGGTAAACGGCAGCCTTTCGCTCCTGACGGTCGAAATGAGATCGTCAGATCAATGGTCCACAACCGGTTTTGGACTGCAACCCTCCTACAACCCCTTTGCGAGCAGGCCTCTACGGCTGCCGTTGTGTGTTATTCCAGGCATGTAGCTTCTCGCCCGCCCGCTTCGGCGGGCTTTTTTTCGTCTCAAGGGGACGTGATTGAACATTCAAGACTTCGACGCCTTCGCGGCAAAGTTTGCCGGTGTGCTGGGCGCTGCGGTGTCCATGCGCTACCTGCAGGGCAGCTGGCCAGCGCGCATCAGCATGGCCGTGAGCGGATCGCTGGTGGCCTATTACGCCTCGCCGTACTTGTCCCTCGCGCTGGGCATTCCTGAAGGTCTGGCGGGCTTTCTGATGGGCATGTTCGGCATGGCCATCGTCTCGCGCGCTTGGGAAGCGGTGCAGGCCGCGCCTATCGCCGCGCTTTGGCAGGCAGTCATTGACCGCGTGCGCGGCAAGGGGGCATGACATGGACAGCACCATCTATCTGACGCTGTGGGCCGTTCTCGCGCTCCTCTGCTGGCTGATGGTGGCCGGGGGCGCTGGCCTGGCCGTGTTCGCCCGCGCCATCAAGGACACAACGCTGGAGCGGATTGGCCTGTCGGCTATTTGCCTGACGGCGACCGGCGCGGCCTGCCGCATCTTCGTGGCGGGCTGGGCCAGCGCGGGAGACGCGGCGCTCGCGGCCTCTGCCGCCTTCTACGTGGCCGCCG